CAGGCGATCGATGCGCTCTACGAAAAATTTGCCGGTAACTTCGCAAGCGATCCGCTCCCAAAGGCGACCGTCGAGGACTATAACCAGGGCAGACTGTACGGCCGCAACATCCCAGGGATGGGCAACGGCCTGGCAAACGAGTTTGTGCGTCAGCTCTGCATGGTGATCGAAGAGGCAAACGCCGGCTTTGCGGTCCAGCCAAGCGCGACACTCGCCAGGATCACCAGCCTTGGTGATGACGGGTACGGTCAAGGTTGTGTCGGTAGGTTGGCCGCATGAAACTGGCGATCCTACGCCGGACCATGTTCCAGGGCGATGCAGTCCGTCGCCCGGTTGCCGTCGTCCTGGTCAAGCGCCTGGACGTTCGCGAGTATGCGACGTTCTTGCAAGACCCCGACGGCAAAATGTACGCCGGCTTATATTCCAGGGACTACGAGGCCGCATTCGGCGAGTACGAGATTCGTTGCCGCGCGGCCAGTTCGCCCGATGATCCGGGCCGTGAAATTAGCGAGGTGAAATTATGAAAGTGATTGCGTATTACCGTGTGAGTACCAAGAAACAGGGCGAAAGCGGCCTGGGTTTAGAGGCCCAAAAAAATACCATAAATAAATTTCTTAATGGCTCGCCCTATGAGCTAGTGGCCGAGTACGTTGAGATCGAGAGCGGCCGTAAGACTGACAAGCGCAGACCACAGTTACGCGCCGCATTAGAAAAATGCGAGATAGAGGGCGCGACCCTGATGATTGCCAAGCTGGACCGTCTAACCCGTAACGTCGGATTCTTGACTACGCTCCTGGATCGCCAGGTCCCGATCATGGCGCTCGATATGCCAAACCTTCAGGACCCAGCGATGAGCCGATTCATTCTTCAGCTGATGGCCAACGTGGCAGAGTTCGAAAGAGCGCAGATCTCGGACCGTACTAAGAAGGCCCTGGCGGCGCGCAAGGCGAGGGGAATGTCATTGGGTTCACCCACCCCAGCCAACGGCGCCCAGGCCGGCGGATTGGTCACGGCGGACCAGGCAAACGAGTTTGCTTCCCAGGTTTACCCGGTGATCCAGGAGCTAAAAAAATTCGGTTGTGCGACCCTGGCAAAAATCGCCCAGGGCTTGAGTGCCAGGGGAATCGCGACGGCCACCGGCAAAAAAGCCTGGTCCATTAGTGCGGTTCGTAATGTTGTCAACAGAGCGGAAGGAGCAATAGCATGATGAATTTAATCGCAAGAGCAACACTATTTGCGGACCAGGCGCATGATGGCCAGCTCCGCAAGTTTAGCGGCTTGCCTTACATTAGCCACCCCATGGAAGTGATGCAGATCGTCCGCGGCGTATGCAATGACGATGACGTCCTGGCCGCCGCAGTTTTGCACGACGTCATTGAAGATTGCGGCGTGACATATACCGACTTGATGCTAGAGTTCAACGAGAATATCGCGCACCTGGTTTACCAGGTCACGAACGCGGCCAACGATGAAGATGGCGATCGAATTGTGAGGGCGTATATCAATCGCAATGTTATGGCCAACGCGAGTGACGACGCGCAGACGCTCAAGCTGGCCGACATCATTTCGAATTTATCGGGCATCGACCTGGCGCTTGAATGCGATCCGGCTTGGGCAAAAATGTACCTGGAAGAAAAGGTTGACATGATTAACGTATTGACCAGGGGCGATGCGACTTTGAAAAAGAGAGCGGCATCACTCGCCGCAGAAGGGATACTCAAATGCTCGATGCGTTAATCACCGGATTGTTTTTTATGTTTGCCGGGTTCTTCGCAATCCTGGTAATTCTTGCGGCGCTTTACTTACTGGAGAAATTTGAACAATGAAAAAATTAACTTCGTTCTTGTTACAAGGTTTAATGATGATTGCATTCTCCGCGTTGCTTGCGGTGATTACGATCGAATGGTTCGCTGGTTGCGGCGAATATTACATTGATGCGCGCGGCAATGTAGTACCAAACGAGTGTGTATTTATTGACTTCCCGAAAGGAAAATAAAATGGTAGGAAAAATTACAAACGACATTCTCCCGTCCGGGTCCCGGATCCCTAGCATCATGGGGGTATCCCCGTTCCGCTCACCGAATGACGAGTTGGCGGCCAGCATCGACGCGATGGAAGGCAAGCCGCGCCCGCCCTTTAATGTTGAGGCCGCAGACTGGGGCAACACGTTAGAGCCAATCATCATTAGTGAGGCGGCCAAACGCCTGGGCATCGAGATCCAGGAGTTGCAAGTTGACTACGCGCTTTCTTACCTGGAAGATGACGAGATCATTTTGCAATGTTCGCTCGATTCAATTTGGAAAGGTGATGGCCGCGTTGTTACTACGGATCCCGACATGGGTATTTATGTGATCGGCACCGATAGCGTCACATTGAATGGCCTGGGATGTTGCGAATCCAAACTAACAAGCGCGATGCCCGAAGATGAGCCACCGGCATTCCGTGGTCCGCTCCAGCTCCAGGCGCAAATGCTTTGTGCTGGTTATACCTGGGGAGTGATCGCGACCTTGTATCGCGGGACCGAGTTGCGCCTATTCTTTTACCAGGCGAGTGGCAATATGCAGACAAAGATCATTGACGTATGTAAGGAGTTCACGCGCCGCGTTAATAGTAAGTCCTGGTACCCGGCAATCAGTCCGGCCGATGCAGTCAAGGCGTATCCCAGCGTTGATGATTCCAGGCCAGCGATTGAGTTGTCCGGTGATGCGGCTAACTATGCGCGCCGCTTGATCGAGGCAAAGGCCCAGGCCAAGATCCTGGACGAAGAGATCGACCAGCTCCAATCCAAGATCATGGACAACATGACCGACGCCGAAGAGGGTTATATTAAAAGTCCGGACGGTTCTATTGCGGCGCGAATCAAGTGGGCCATGCGATCCTATAAGGCCCAGCCTGAGAAGGTAACACCAGCCAAAGAGGCCCGCATCGAGCGGTCAAAAACATTACAAATATTGGGAGTGAAATGATGAAGATGAAATCTAAATTTCAGGAAAGACTGGAGTATCACATCGAGGCCAGGAAGGCAGAGAAAAACGTAGAGCCAATTCCTTTCGCGGGCCACGTGTGCGAGAAATGCGGCAAGACTTTAGAGATTGACGAGGTACACAAGTGTCCCCATGAGAAGTCCCTGGCCGAGTTGGCCAACGAGTTCGAGGATCGTTACAACGCAAAGATGGGTCGCTCCGGCGTTCGATGGGCGGGTGACTAATGAAATTAGCACCAACACCGATGCAAAAAAGATTGCTCGATCACCTGGTCAAGCATCATGCAGATCATGGGGTTTACCCTAGCACCAGGGAGATATGCCAGGCGCTAGGATACACAAGCCCGTCAACAGTTCATGCCATGATGCACCGCCTGGAGCGACGCGGATTGATAAGGATCAAACCTTACTTAACCAGGGGAATCGAGATCGTGGTAAATTAGCGTATCTCTTTGCAGAGACCATTCCAGGCGTCACGTACCTGGCTTAACTCCCCGCCTAGTGCGGGGATTTTTTTATGCCTCATAAATATTACATTAACCAGGTTAATGTAACGTTTATGCGTATACCCTAGTCCCAGCCTTATCAATAATCAGCGCTTGACGGCGAGGCTTATCGTCCGGCTTGTTAGGTACAGAGACATGGGTCCAGCGATCAAACTCGCGAATGATCTGATCGTATTCCAGGCCGGCCGCAATGATCGCTTTGACTACTTCGTCAGGCGTAACGCCTGGCACTCGAATATCTGCGGCGCATCCAATCCGATGCTGGCTTGTATCCTTAGACCCTACTGCGTCGTTAACTTGCTTGCAACGAAATGCCGAGTTAATCATCACGGGCTTACCGCCCAGGACAGTCTTAACTTCTTCCAGGAAAGCGGCCAGGCGTACCAGGTTTGCCATCTCCGACGCATTGGGCGTATTGTCAAACTGCCGGTGGTCCGTGTGGGTTAATTCATCCAGGGAAAAGTGTTCACTTAGATTCATTCTTTTTACTCCGAATCTCGGTTATTTTCTCCAGGCTACGTGACCCAAAATAGGCCCCGAAGACGAGCATGCCCCAGTTTCCTAAGAGGGTAACGTAGCTCTCGTTTGCGTTCAAGCCAAAGGCTGACATCATAGCAAAGACAAAGTAACCACCAAGGATAGCTATAAGAGCCATTGGTCTAATGTTTTTAGATAGCCAAGAGTCAGAAGACATATCCGCCTTCCAGCGATCCGAGATATTGTTCTGCTCGTTCATATCCGCCTGGAGTTCTGCGAGCTTTCCTTCCTGTTGCATCTTCAAGAGTTCTTGCTGGGCTTTAGCCTTGGCTTCCGGGTCCGGGATAAATTTATCCAGGACTTTCATCCCGACATCGAGTAGCGCAGTCAATGGAAACATTATTTATTCCCCGTCGCTTTAGCGCGGATGTTATCAACCATGTTCGGGTAAGGGCGGCCCGCTTTCTTTGCCATTGCCTTGGCCGCTTTGAGTTGGCCAGGAGATAGCTTCTTGGATTTGCCCAGGGACTTGGGCCGTTCTTTTTCCCATATCGGTTTTGTTGCCATTATTTTTTTACCCCCCAAACAAGATAGTATGCACACCAACCAGCGGCGAGAAAGCATAAAAACTGTACCCGCCGCACCTTATCTAAATCCGCATCGAATAACTTTTTACTTTTCTTTTCCAGCTCTTCAATATCACTCTTAATTTTTAACACTTCGGCCCATTCCTTGGTGCCGTACTTCTTTACAAATTCTACTTTTGCTTTGTATTCCTGGTCGCTGATGAGTTTACGGTGTTTGTATTCTTCGAGCGCTTTGAAGATGGCCCGCTCTTTAAGGAGCGCGGCGCGCTTTTCGGCGATCTTGCGTTCCCTGGCTTGTTGCTGGGCAAGTTCGAGGCCGTCGTTTTGGACGTTTTGGATACTCTTGGATAATCCTTTGCTGGCTTCTCGCGCCGCATCAAGAGATCCGCTAAGACTTTTAACGCCTTCTGTAAACCCAAAATCGTCGGCCATATCATGTGCTTACTTTCCCAGGGCCTTGTAAAGCATATCGATCACCCAACCGAATGCCGCGCCCACCATTAACAGAATGGCGCCAGCTCCGCGCCAGCGATTCATCTGATCGCTCATGGTTTTAATGCTACCTTTTATATCAGTCATGTCGCGCTGGAGTTGCTCGACGTGCGCTTCAAGGCGGCCGATTTGCTGGTTAAGATCGTCGGTCATTTCGCATTAACTCCTTATGCGATTAAGGTCCAGGATGTAGTTGATTCGTTCCAGGTATAAATCTTGCCATCATTCGGCATGGCCACCGGCGCGTCCCATAAACAAGTTGATTCGTTTAGGGTCCAGCTCGCGAATGGTTTAGGTGGAATGAATGCGTCGCGTTGTGCATCGTATGTATAACCAATGCCAGCATAGTTCTTACGCAATGGCGTACCGCCGTTCTTATGTACGCCGCCGTGAGTATTGTATGAAGTTTGGATCCATTGCCCAGGCGATGTATCAACAAACGTATTAAAAAATTCAGGCTCCGCGACGATGACTTGCTCAACGATGCCATTGTTTACTTTTGCAAAATGTCCCATAAGTTTCTCCTAATTAAGCCGTGAATGTTCCGGATGAAGTAAATGTGTGGATTGTGTAACCACCGGATGAAGTTACTGTGCCGCCGCTTGCTTTTTGAGATCCTAAATAGCGAATAATTACTAGACCGGATCCACCAGCTCCTCCAGCGCCACCGCCACCATCACAACCACCACCACCACCGCCGGTGTTAGCCGTTCCTCCAGTTGTTCCAACAGAACCGCCGCCGCCCGTTCCAGGTGTACCGCCAGTACCGCCAGTAGTATATATACCACCAGCACCTCCACCGCCTCTAGTTACGGATGTTCCTGTAATGTTGGATGCAACGCCATTACCTCCATTGCCTCCGGTACTACCTGTACCATTTGTGCCAGCCGCACCAGCACCACCGCCACCGCCACCGCCATAATTAGACGCATCAATTGATCCGACACCACCGTTATATCCTTGTCCAGCAGTTCCACTTCCAGCCGAACCACCGTAGTTAGAGCCGCCGCCCGAACCGCCCGAACCACCAGCACCAGCGGTGCCTCCACCGCCAGCACCACCACCTAAACTTGTAATTGAGCCAAAAGATGAGCTTTGTCCGTTTGAGCCGGTTACATCACTACCACCACCATTTGCTCCGCCAGCGCCAATAACTACCGCCAATGATGTATTTGATACAACCGCAACAACGGATTCTGCTGAAGCACCTCCGCCCGAAGATTGCCCCGAAACAGATGAGCGATATCCTCCAGCACCACCAGCGCCACGTGCGTTCGCTCCACCACCGCCGCCACCGCCTCCAATAACTAAATATTCAACATTGTAAGAAAGTGAATAATTTACCCATTCGCCATTTTGGTAAACTTCCAATTTATTTGTAGTCGTATTGTTTCGAATCATTCCATTAGCCGGAGTACCAGGGCGTTCGCCCGTTGTTCCGCTTGGAAGATTAAGCGCGCCAGTACCGGATGCGCTTGCGTCCTGGGCGGCCCTACCTAGGTTTCGTGCCTTGCCCATGGTTATGCTCCTTGCATTGCCGCTTGTTCGGCGGCCAATCTTGCCTGGCGCTCGGCCGCTGATTCGATATTCGCCGCCAGGACTATATCTTCCTTAGACCCGGCGATCGATTGTCCGGCCGCAAGTTTGCGTTGCACTTCCGCGGCCACGATCTCTTCGATCGCGATGCGGCATCGCTCATGTACGGCGTTGTCAATCCAGTCCTGGGCGGAGAGCGCTACGCATTTAAGAGCTTTATCTTGTGCGGCGCTGAGTGTGATTGTGTAAGTTGCCATAATGTTTTCCTTTAAAAGTTAGCCTATTAGGTATCCCGAAAAACTACTCTGAGGTGATCCCCCAAAAACTGTTCTTGATGCTCCGTTGGCGTTATACGCAATGGCCTCAACATAGTCACTAGCGTTCAGATTGCCAATATAAACAACATTTTGTGTTCTTACGTTTCCTGAGGTATTTGGGTTTGGAGAATATGCTCTTGCAATTTCTGAGCCATTCACATAAATTTTTACTTCAATCATTGAATCTGAATCTGTGGATATCTTTTCAACAAAAAAATAGCGACCAGCAATAGGAGCGGTAAATCGGCCGTTAGAAGTGTTGTAGTGTGATCCAATGTTATGCTTTACTGCGTTAAATACCACGACACTTGGACCATTCGGTATCCCCACATTTCCGGAAAGCTCAACAAAGAAGTTTGGTTGCGACGGAATTGTCACGCGGCCGCTAGTGTCTAATATAAATCCATCGGACGTACTGTCTTTGGCATTGGATACACCAGTTTGGTCAATACTGGACATACGACCAATACGATAACTAGCAGAGTTATTTGTTCCTACATACCAGCCGTTTGAAGAGTTGTAACTATAAATGCTTGCCGCTACTCCGTTCGTTCCTTTTACATATTGCAATGTATATGATGAACCTTCAACAATTGACGAGTCGTTATATGCGCCAAATATTCCTGATCCATCTCCGTAAGCATGAAGATTTGTAGATGGACTTGCAGTACCAGCACCGACACGATTATTCGTATCATCCACATATAAAGTATTGCCAGCAAAATTTTTATTACCGGCAATAGACTGGTTGCCGGTTAACTTAACTGCAAACGCATCGACCTCGGCAATCGTATAAGTATTGGCCACCAAGAAAGATCCAAACGCGTCAACGACCAGCTCGTCGTTCAATGCCGCGGCGCTTACTAAGGTGAGCGATGTACCATTCGTGGCCGTGTAATCATCGCCAGGACGCAAGCGAACACCGTTTAATGTAACGATGATTGCTGGCGCGACGTACGATAAGCTGGACCCGTTTGCATCATTTCCGGTAAATACTGTTTGTCCGGCAGTTGCTACAAATTCGAATGTCGCTAGAGTTGCTACCGATGCGGATGACGCGGCGATCCATCCTGATGCCGTGTAAACCTTCATCACGCCGTCGGTCGTATTAAAGTAAAGCGCGCCCTGGACTAAAGCATTGCCATCATTATCCAGGGCCGGATCAGATGCTTTCGCGCCCAGGTAACGATCATCAAAGTTATCCAACAAGGCGGCCGCACTTGCCGCACTAGACGCCGCTGATGTTGCTGAGTTAGCCGATGCAGTTGCAGAGCTGGCGGCGTTCGTGGCTTGTGTTGTGGCCGTCGATGCTGAATTGCTTGCGTTGGTTGCACTTGTTGACGCATTGCTGGCAGAAGTCGATGCCGCGCTTGCACTACTAGCCGCGTTGGTTGCGCTTGTTGATGCGCCGCTTGCTGATGTAGCCGCATTAGTCGCCTGGGTTGTTGCGGTTGACGCGCTATTGCTGGCCGACGTTGCGCTTGTTGCATTCGACGCAGAAGTTGACGCATTACTCGCTTGTGTCGTTGCAGTCGAGGCCGATGAAGTAGCCGAGGATGCTGAACTAGCGGCGGACGTTGCTGAGTTGCTTGCGTTTGTTGCCTGGGTTGTTGCCGTTGATGCAGAGCTGGCCGCATTCGTGGCCGATGTTGAGGCGTTCGATGCAGAAGTAGATGCCGCACTCGCTGAACTAGCGGCCGCACTTGCTGATGACGCGGCGGCAGTAGCGGATGATGCCGCACTAGCCGCATCGACTACCAGGTCAAACTTGGCAGAATCCGCATTCGTTGTAAGGGGTAAAGATCCGGACGACGTATGTGCCGTATTGACGCGGAAAATATTTTGTGTCGTCGTATCTTTAACTAGATCGCGGACTACCAGGGCCAGGCCTACGGTCCAGTTTCCGCGATAGTTACCAATATCCTCGCCGACTACGGGATTGCCATTACTATCAAATGCCAGGGTTTTACCAGCGCGGGAAGTTTGCACCGGCAATACCATATTGATAGAGGATGGATCCGTGACTGGAGCCAAGATCGCACGACCCAAGGCTTCCGCATTTTGCTGATTAAAGATGGTTTGCTGATCTAGCTCAACGTTGAGCGATGCCGCAGTAAAGTCGCCACCAGTTACGTAATCGGATGCGCGGGTAATATCCCTGGCGCCTACGATCGTGATCCGCTTAGTAGATCCTGGGGCAGTAACGAAATTAACTGCGCCGGTACCGTTAGAGTTAACCGTTACCGTGTAATCCGTAGTTAATGTCTTTAAAGTTGCATCGACATAAACGTCAATATCAGTTTGCGCCAATATTTCAAAGGTGAACGCATAGGGTCCAGTACCAGCCGAGCCGGTATAGACTACTCGCCTCACTACGGGTGATATTGGGAAATCAGCCATTTTTTTCTCCTGATAATTTATACCTTAAACTGGAAGATTTTTCCATCATTATTTCCTTTTTGGCGGGGGTTCCGCAGTTAAACGCTCAAAGTCCGGACCGCGTTCGGGTTCGGTATCACCTGGGGACCACCAATAGCGTTGGCCGGTTTCTCGTCTGTAACGCGCTTCGATTTCCCGCATTCGTTGTTTAGCGTCCGGATCGCCCCAAATCTGTAAGCGATCCAGGATTTGACGCTCTAGTGCCAGGCGCAAATACCAAATGGATGACCCTGGGGTATAGCGTCCGGCGTATGAGATCAGCTCCCGCATGAAATGGGTATCCTTGCCGGTTGCTAATTCCTGGACATTGCCAATACTAAGGCGGCGGGTATCGTCCAGGAACCCGACTACCGGGCCGGCAATGGTTTGCTCTAGGCCGCCACCAAAGCGATTGACATCGTTAAATAGAAAGTCGCCCAGGATACCCAGGCCACCGCCCTGGAGTAATGCGGCGCCCCAAAACTCAGGCGTCATTACCGTACGGGGATCGCGCCCCTTGGTAATCTCTTTGAGTTGCATTGCCAGGGCGCCGAATAGGGTAGTCGAGATAACCAGGTCAGCAAAGTACGCGCCCTTCTTGTTGAAGTTTTCCGCATTCACGGCGCGCATGACGTGGGTATTGAGTAGCGTTACCGGGAAATTCTTATACATGGCGAACGACCTGGAGATTTCACCCACAAACGTACCAGGGCGGGATTCCCCTACCAGCATGACGCGGCCACGGATTGACGCAGAAGGTACGGCAAATTCAGTCTCGGACTGGATCATCTCCAGGAATCGCGTCGCTAGATCATCAGCTCGTCCTGGTTGCAAATCGGTCCGCAAAGCAATCTCTTCCGGACGTAGGAATGTTGCACCTTCGTGTTCGTATAGCCCGGAAGTACGGATCACTTCCCAGTTACCCTCGCCAATACCATACCTGGTTAATGTGTCCTGGAGCGGCTTATCCAAATCCTTAAACTTCTTGGCCGCATTGTCGGCAACGTAACCCATAAACTCCATACCAAACGCCCAGCGTCCGGCCTGGGTCCATGGGGATAACCCTGTAATCCGCATGACCGTATCAGAGATGCGGCGCGTAATTTCGGGGCCAGTCATATCACCGACAAATCGTGCCTGGGCGTTTGCGACGCTAGTCCAGTTTTCTGCGATCAATCCCAGGCGGGACGCCAGGCGCCCTTTCTCGTCAATGTTCAGCGGCACCAGGTTATCCATTACGCGCTTGATAACGTCAGATGCGGGTATTCCCGAAGTCTTAGCGGCAATACGCTGAAAGTTAATGTCAGTCAACGCAGAGACGGCGGCCGCGCCAAGTTGCGCCGCTTGTAGTATTTGACGCAAGCCGGCAAAGCCGCGGGCTACTGTGCCATCGACCGGCGATGCAGTAGATCCATTAAGGATCGCATACATCGAATCAAACATACCCAATTGCGAATTTGCTTTCTCGACAAATTTACTATCCGGTGTATTTGCTTGCCTAATATTGGCGTCTTTTAGTACGGTTTGGTGAATAAAGCGCACCGTCGCATTAGGGTTAGGCCCTAGTATTTCCATCATGGCTATATCCCTGGACATTCCTTCAAGGTGATTAACCATGGTGACAAACGGTTCAGGGTTGCCAAACTTCTCCTGGTATTCTAACCAGGAATCAGCATTCTTAAACGCCAGGAATCGATGGTCCTGGTGCCGACCGGCCATTGATCGACCACTACCAGCTCCGGATGGCTTAACCTTGCTCCATCCTTCTGTGGATATGGAGTCATATACTTCGGCCAGGGCCAGCTCCATACGTTCCGGTGTAAATTTAAGACCAGTACGCTCGTCAACCATCTTTGCTGTATCCAGGCGTTCCCGGATAAAGTTAGTCCATTCAACGCGTCCAGCCTTGCGTACAAGCATTGCATCATGGATCTGAGGCATACCCCAATCCTTGCGTTGTGGGATAGCGCCACCGGCCGCATTAAAGCGCTGGCGGGCATAATCCGCCGCAGTTGACCAGGACTGTGCCAATTCTTTTGCGGTGGCCGATCCGCTATCTTCCCCAAATATTTCACGTACTAGGTCTTTAGCCGTAGCTTTATTACCCAGGCCACCGGTTACGCCGCGGCGTCTAAAGGTTGCCAGGACGTCATCCATCTTGGAATAGACTTGACCGAGTACGGCCTTGCGCCTAGCCTCTACATTAGAATATTTGGCAAACTCATCTCGATCAAGAAATGCTTGTGCGGCTTTACCTAGATCACCACCACCCGAATACTGTTGCATATTAAAGGTAATCTCTTGCCAGTTGCGTACCTGGAGCAATTTAACCCGGCGGCGCTCAATTGTTTCTTTTTTTATAGCATCGAATGTATCGCGTCCGGCCTGGATCTCGGCCTCTGCTGGAGATAGTTTTTTACGGTATTCGGCCTCTAATTCATCAAATAGACCACGCGCTTGTACTGCCTGTTCTTTTGTAAGATTGCCTTCTTTTTCACCGTTTATGATGCAGTCACGTAAGCTCATTTAACGCACCCCACTAAACGATTAATCATTGTTTCGTCTTGCTTAAACTCTTCTAGCAGTTCACGAACGGTTTGTACTGATGCGACACGCTCTCCACTTACTGGATCAATTCGTTCGCCAACCGGCACTTCTAAATCCAATAAACCTGAATTGCTTTCTATTTCTCCAAACTCTCGGCCCGTGCCAGTTTCCGGCGCTCGATATATCTGTCCAGCGCCCTCTTCTCCCCCGCGTCGTAATCGAAGAGAGACCCCTTCGAGGATGTTTCCACTTTCGTCGGTGATGGGGATTGGAGCGTTTTTTGCGCCGGAGTAATCGATTTCCGCGTAGCCATCTAAACCACCTTTCTGCTTGAGTGCTTGATACGTTTTTGTTGGATTATCACCAATTGCCCTAAAGTATTCAGGATTAATCAGTCGTCCTGAGTTAATAAAACGAGAAATCATACGCACGTATGCGACGTCGCTTGGTACTGCAACGTTTAATACATTTACAGTATATCCATCTTCTTTTAAGCTATTGACCAAACCATCAATAGAATCAAAACTTTTACCTACCTTTGGAATAACAATGTTGTCGCCATTGGTTACGGCCCGCTCTAGTACACCATTAATAATATCTTGTGATTCTTCGTGTACTGCATTAGCTCCAATGCCATCACGGTATTCCGGCAATATTTTTTTTGCCTCATCCCCATCTATGATAGACGCGCCGCGGGCCTGGGCAATTCGATTAGCTACTGTGGACTTACCGGCGGCCGGCGGTCCTAATACAATTGTTGCCTGGCGGTTTTGTAGGACATTGCCTTCGTTATACGGGAGTTGCTCGTCAATCCATCCCAGGCGTTTCGCTTGCTCATAAAGTCTATCTACTGCCCCAGTATAACCGATAACCGATTCTCCAGCAAAATCAAATTCACGGGTATTTCTATAAGAATCTGTACCATAACCAGGATTAAGTCGTGTTTCAGGTATTGTCTTAGCCAGCTCAATGGCATTAATAACTGCGGGATGCGATTCTATTTCTTGAATAGTGGCGCCGCGATCAATAATTTCTTTTAGATTTTGGCGTTCCAGTTCATCCGGGTTCATACCCTCTCTAGGCATTGGCTCCGGATCGGTAACTTTTGCAGTTAAATCCTCTTGTAATTGGTTGGCTTGCCGGGCTGATCCAGTAGATCCAGGGCCGTCATTAAATAAACCTAAGTCGTCTGTGCCTGGTTCTGAGCCGCGATTGCCTTGCGCCGGAGTTGTGAGATCGCCGCGATCTCCGCCATTTGGTAGCCTTTCGTAATTCCCGTCCTCAATTGCTCTACGGACGCTTTCGGCAAAGTCGCGGACGTAAGTTTCAATTTTGGTTCCGCCGCTATCTTTCCACGCCTTGGCGAATCGGGTGAGATTGTCTGAGATGGGTCCCCGGACGTTTGCGTTATTTTGGATGATAGCGATCGCTTTGCCATATATAGCCTCTTTTTCTTGGTTGCTTAATTTAGCCAGGGTATTGCCGGCCTCTTCAATATCATTTGCGTTTTTAACTAATGTCTCAAATAATTCTTGATCTTTGCGTAATTCTTTTAGGGCGCGATCCAGGATCTTGGCCCTCTCTAGGAATAGGCTTTCGGCAATATCTTCATCACCAAATAGTCCAGCTTGTTCTGTTTTTACAAATCCAGCCTCTCTAGCCTGGCGTACAATTTGCTCGGCCTGGACTACGTTAGCTGGATCTGTGCGGCGCAACAATTTAAGTACGGCTAATTGCTGGGCCGGATCCTTGATAAGATCACCAACAATTGCGCCGTAATGTGCTGGCACTAATTCATTAACAATTGCATACCAGGCGTCACCCTCTAGGTTGCGTAAATTACCTGCCTGTTTAACAAATGCTGACCGTGGTGGCAGACTTTTAATTAACTCCGGCGCATCCCTTAATATCATTGCCGCGTCAACAAGTGTGCCGGTACCTTCTGCTAAGTTCTTGCCGGCGGCCGTAGCACGTGCTTTGGCCGGACTATCGCCATCTACTTCCCGTATCTTGAAGGCATATATCTGTATATCCGCGCTCGGATCTGCTTCTTGCAAACGTTTAGCTAGTGCCAGGCGTTGATGGCCATCCGCAATAAAAGTACGCCCGTCGGCAAACTCATACACAATTGCCGTATTTGCTTTGACCGGATCCCAACTAGTAACGCCTTGCAATCGATCAGTAACCCCTAAAACATCGCCGCCTTGTTTAAATTGAAATAATTTTGCATCGACTAATAAATCGTTTGGTTTATATGCAAACATTTCACCATTTAAATTATCGTGAAAGTGAATATCTTTTGGCGGTATGATGGCGCTTTCCGGCGGCGCGTTTGTGATCTTAGTAGAATCACCGTTTTCTATTGCTTTGTAAGATTTTTCGACGCGAGCATTGTGTTCCAAGTTGCCGGCATCATCTTTTAATACGTTACCCTGGTTAATGGTTGTATCAATATCGTCAAGCTCTTTAATTATCTTGACATCAGGATCTACTTCATACGGACGGCCTTCGCGAGTTGCCCTGGCTTTGCCTAATGCCTCAATGCCATTAATCAGTTGTTTTTTGGTAAATTGATATACCGGTTTTGCCGCTATTACTCCACCAGTAATAACACCAGCGCCAGCCGCGGCCATTCCTACGTTAGCAAAAAATGTTTTGTAATCGTAAGGTAGGTCAAGCGTCTTATACCAATCCGCTACTTCGGTTTGAATGATAGCTTCTGATCCGGCCGCAATTGCTGATTGTTTTAGGATTGTGTTTAAAACAGTTGATGATCCACCACCAAAAGGCATGGCCGCTAAATTGACCGGATCTGTTATTGAGCCAACTATGCTACCACCAACGCTTCCCAGCCATCCGGTAAAGGTTGATCTTGATCCTACGTCTGCATCAATATCAATAGCTTTAATTGCGCTTTTTTTTGCCTTCTCAAAAAGCACTTCATTATTAATTTCTAATAAATCCGGAAATGTTTCAGGGCGTTCTTTTATGTAATCTAAAATTTGTTTTGATGAATAGTTATAACCTCTTACGGCGGTCTCTGATGATGCGGCATAACCACCTAAATAGTTGCCTGGGTTAATAAATTTTTTGCCAGTTTTTTCTTGTACCTCTTTAAGAATTGGGTCCCATTGTTCCCTTATTAGAATTGGGCGAGAATCACTACGATTTAAAGTTAATGATGCCCGGTAAGCAGAATCAAAGTTTTCTGAAAAACCAGTATCCTCTCCGCCACCCAATGGCTTAAAAGTAATCGCAGATGGGTTTTCCTGGTCAAAGACAAAACTCATTTAATGCCTTCCCTTGCCTTTACTCTTTCACCCAGCACTCTGAGATCAACCTTTAATGGTGAACCATCTTTAGTATAAAAGGCTATAAGAGTGCCACCAGCTTTTTCCTTTGGATTATCAAACGACCAAAATGCCGTACCGCTTGCGTCTGATACGGGATAACCTTTTCTTAGCCTATCAATGGTATATGCACGTCCTGTATCGTCAGCCGGTGTTCCATTTGATGCGGCAACAAAATCATCATAAGTTGCTTTTCTAATAATGTTGCTAAAACTATCTTGCGAAATATTGCTAGGTATTGAAATGCGATTTCCACGGTATTCGATAATGCCGCCATACAGTTTTCCATTTTTATGTTTAATTGCGCCGGCGGCTTCCTGGACTGCTTGTGTATACATATCTTCATCAAATACCGTTTTGCCAGCAACAATCGCGCGCTGAGTATAAATATTATCAGCAGTTGTTAATATGTTGGCGCGCGTCTCAGGCAATATTGCATAAGCGCTACCCAATTGGTCGGCAATAACGTTGCGCTTTGTTGCCGCATCTCCAGTACCTTCAAATGGTTTATTACCAGCCTGGCGTTGTTTTGCACCATTAAGCGCATCAAAAAGAGTTTGCTTGCTTGCGCCGGATATGGCCAGTCCGCCAACATGGGCAAACTCAGGCGCAGATTTTGAAAGTTCGCGCATTGCGTTCAAGCTATCTTTTCCAAAACCTTGGTTCATAAATCCAAGCAATGAAATTTGCTGATCGGGTGTTGCAGTTTGTAAAAATGTATTTAAAGCATTAGCCTCATCCTGGGAGAAATACTTAGGTTGTGAGTTCATGCTGGCCGCAAATGATTTAGATTGAGTAACGCGTTCTCCAATTTGTTTTACCAAATCGACTGGCGCCGCTGAAAAATTTAAAGTTTTAACTTCGGCGGCTCCGGTTTGATTCATGTAACTAACCGGATCTTTATCAAGCATAGTTGTTTTATGAGCCAATGATTTTTGTGCAACATCAACCAACATGGCTTGTTCAAGATTTGCCTGGCCCTGAATTTTGGTCTGTGCGTCGCGAATCCAATCACCCAATTGCAATGGTGACATTTTGTTAAATGCAATTGAGTTTTGACGCAATACGCTAAGATAATTAACCTGGCGCATTGTCGGATCGTTGTCGGGCAAACCTAAACGACGAGCGCGTCCCTGAATTTCAGTTACTACGCCTTCGCTAGGTATTTGGCCAAGAGAAAATATTTTAGATATTTCACTTACATCTTGTTTTAATTCAGTACGCAATGCCGTAAACTGTGCATTCCTGGCGCGCAAGTCTGCTTCGATCTCATTGACCAAAGCGCCCATGCGGTTTACATCGATGCCGCGGGTAATACGATTTTGTTTAAGCGGATTACCTTCTTTATCGTATAGCTCTCCAATGGGACCAGCTCCGATATCAGACTGCACTTGCTTTAGGAATGCCGCCTTGTTTGGCGCCCTTTCGTATTCTTTTCTAAAGCGCGCCATGTGAGCTTGCTCTGTAATGCTTTGTATTTGACGCTCTACTTCTACCGGTCCAAATCCGCCGCCAATAGCGTACTGTCTAATTCTTT